ATGTGTGGCCGATTCGTCCAACTCCCCGTTGTCGACTTCGGCCAGCCGGGGCTGGCTGACCTCGCCCCGGGCCTGGCCGAGATCCAGCCCAGCTACAACCTGGCGCCAACGCAGCGCGCCTCGGTGATCCTGGACCGCGGCGAAGGCCGGCAGGTCACTCGGCTGGCGTGGGGCCTGCTGCCGTTCTGGGCCAAGGCCAAAGGCCTGCAGGGCTCGACCATCAACGCCCGCATCGAGACCGTGGCCACCAAGCCCGCCTTCCGGTCGGCGTTCAAGAAGCGCCGGTGCGTGATCCCCATGGCCGGCTACTACGAGTGGTCGGTCAGCCCCGAGGACGGGAAGAAGGACCCTTGGTTCATCCACGCCACCGGGCCGCTGCTGGCCGCTGGCCTGTGGGAGGACACCAGCCCCCTGCTGCCCGAGGGCAACCTGGGCACCTTCACCATCATCACCGGCGACAGCAGCGGAGTCTCGGCCGACATCCACGACCGCATGCCGGTGTGGCTCCAGGCTGGCCAGATCGATGAGTGGATGGCCGCCAGCCCCGACGACGCCATGGCCATGCTGCTGGCCAGTGAGCCGCCAGCGATGGAGGCCTATCGGGTCAGCCGCACGGTGAACACGCCTCGCAACAATCGCGAAGACCTGCTCCACCAGGTTGCGTGATCCCTAGAGCAAGCTGGCCTGGCTGTCGTCCTAGCTGTTGAACCAATGCCAGGTGCTGAGATCACCTGTGTCGCGGCGCCGCCCGGATGCTTGCCGGCAACCGGGCGACGCCCTGTCTTGCTAGATGGTCAATTCGACGAGAGGCAAGTTGGGCGCGGCCTCAACCAGCCGCCCCCCGCGAACCCACACGTTGTATGGGATGGACAACTGGAGCTGCCCAAACGCCCGCATCTGCACCCCGTCATAGGTGGTCAAGGTGCTGGTGCCGTCACTGTTGTGTGCGGTGACTGTAGCGAGCAAGCGAGGGCTACTGCTTACCAACTCGCCAAATTGATCCCAAAGGTCAGTCCGCATCGGTGTAGTGCCTCTCCAGAGTGGCGGTTTGTTCGATCACAACGGCCTGCTGATCGATCACAACCTCAATGCGCAGCGAGTCACACTGCCCGTGCCAGGTGCCTTCAGCCCCTACGACCTCCACCAGGTCCAGAGGAAAGATTGCCCCAACCTCACCCGGCTTCAGTGGCTTCGGGAACAGCGGCACCGTCAGGTCCACTGCTGCCTGCTCACCGCGATCGCTCAGAACGTTCCGACCTCGCTCCGCACCCGCAGCCGCCACGCTGATGAGCGGGCTGCTTACCTGCTGCGCAAAGAGCTGTCCGGCTTCGCCAGCCTTCTTGACCTTGCAGGTGACGCCCTTGCCGGCCAGCTCGCCAGTCACGACAACGGCGTCGTACAGCGGCGCGCTCCGCATCTGGAGACTCTCGGTCAGCACGATGTCCTCCTGCAACACGTGATTCGGCTGCGTGTCGCGCCACAGCCAAGGGCTAACCGGATAGCTCGCCCGAACGTGCAGCGCAAGGTTCGTCGGATCAGACTGAACAACAGCGCCGCTTGCCTCTGCCAGCGCGCTGATAGCATCCAACGGCGCGCTACTGTCATAGAACCAGGCACCCGGCGGAACGATCCAGTCGACCGTCTCGTAGTGGCTGCTAAAGCCGGTATCCACCAGCTCCTCAGCCACAAGCTGCGCCATGCTCCGGGCCTCATTGGCAACCTTTACCCGAGCAGGCGCATAGGGCGCAGCCAGGAGCGCAGTGCGTGACCGCCCGCTGCACCGGACCCCGCCATCTGCGAACTCTCGTTGCTTCTGGAAGCTCTCCACGATGCCGGTCCATGTGTAGCCGTTAAGGACGACTTCGAACTGCCGGGGGCCGGCCGCTGTTGGCTTCAACAAGGACAGCTGGCCCGGATCGGCCAGTTCGAACTCAAAGGTCCATCCCCACGCACTGCGGCTTGAGCTGAGCGAAATCCGCGTCAGCTCGATAGGGGTTCGGTCGGGAAGCCTGACAAAGGAGACGGTGTTGATCACGACATAGGTCCTACGTTGCGGGCGCACCGCGTAGCAAGCGACGACGCCAAGATTCAAAGGAACAACCCCAAATCCGCCTACCACTGGGCAGCCCAGATTCAGTCCTACCCTTGCGCCCGGAGGGCGCTGTGGTTCGGGGTCAGGATCGGGCGGGGCTACGGGCGGCCGAACGATCCAAGGAACCTTGGCCGCGGCTCCCCAAGGCAGTCGACTTGTATGTCGCCGCTCCTGTGGTCGCTGCCATGGCGCCTGCCAACGTTGGCGGGTCGTTGGCCTGTGAACCCATCCCGCAGCCACACCCCGCTCGACCATGGTCTGCTGGCCCCAAGGGAGGTACGCATAGCAGCTGGTCAAACCGCCTCGTCCCCATGGGCTGTCCAACTGCACACTGCATCGGCCCAATGGCCTCCAGGATGCCGACAGTGAGTGCCTGACCAGAGGCTGCCAACCGCGCCATGCCAGAGTTTCCGACTGCCGCAGGAGTGCAGACAGGCCCCACCCCACAGCCAGCGGCGAGGAAGAACAGGGTTCCGCACGCTCCCACGCAGGCGACACACTCCGACATGCAATCTCGGACCTGCCCCAGCTCACGACAGTCAAGGCGCGGTTAGGTCGAGCCGGCTCCCAGGCAAGAGCGATGCTCGCCCGCAGATCCCGTGCCGGCGGCTCGGGTGGCTCTTCAGACCACCAATCGATCCCCAGATTGAGGCCAACCCACCGGCCGCCCGCTTCCAACAGCGGCCCGAGGTTGAGTCCCGCCCGGTTACCAGGTGCGCTCATCTATCAGCCTTCGGTCGCAGCCGCGATCCAATCCTGAATCGCAGCGTTTTGCGCACCGTTGTCGTCAAAACCGACCACCGTGTAGCGATGGGCAGCGCTCAACCGATCCACTCGCCACGTTCCGTCCGGCTTGCTGAGCACGGATGCAACACAGATGCCTGACCCTCGCTCAAGTACCAGCACGCGCCCACGCGCAGGCTGATTGAGGATGCGAAATCTGCCGTCCGGCTCCAGCGGATCGCTTGTCTTTGGCGCCTCACCGGCGAGGTGTGCGCGCCCGGCCCAGTATTGGCTCGTAGACCACTTCGTTTCGATCCGGTTGGCGCCACCGCGATACTTGAAGGTGGCTGTGCCCCAGCGGAAGCCGAATCTTGACGCTGCGATTGCCATCCGCTACTCCCAGGCGTTCGTCATGTCGATCAGAATCTGCCCCGTGTAGGAGTCCTGAAAACCGGACATGGTCTCGCCGCTTACGTGCTTTGCCATCAACACGGTACCGAAAGGAAGTCCCTCAACGTCAGTAATCTGCCCTTGGTCCGGAAACGGGCGACGATGAATCGGCGCGTAGATTCCCGGCAAGCGGCCCCGAGGCTGGTAGGCGCCCTCAAGAACATCGATCGAGCCATACAGCAGACCTCCATTGCCTGGGTACGGATAGGCGGGAAATGCAGACAAGCTGCCGACCAGACCGCCGCTATTCTGGCCGGGTGCGCTGAGCAGTACACGCACCGAACCTGGCGTGCCGGTAAACGATCGACCGACGAACGCCGACGTGACCGGATCGCTGCTCGGAGCATTGGACCAGCCGCTCTGCGCCTTGAAGGCGTAACCAATGGTACTCACCGCCTCTGCATCGCTACCCTTGTAGGAAACGCAGAAGTTGTGACGGTCGCCGGGACGCATTGAAATCATGTCGCCTGCGTAGTGCCCATACGTCCCTTGGGTACCCTGTGATGCGAAGAGGCCGGCCGTATCGATGAACAAGTAGAAGAACCGCTCGTTCCCCACAGCGACCCAATGCCGTGCCTCGGCGCTAGCGTTGTTCGACTTGTCCCAACGTGAGCCGATGGACTTCATGGCATCGGACGGAACAGGATCGGTCCCTGTGTTGATATCGCTCATGCTCGAATACCCGCGAAGCAGAGACGACCGGGCGGCCGTGTCATCTACACGAAGGTAGTAGCCGGACCCCGTAATCGGCGAGCCCCTGTACGCCCTCAGCCCGGAGCCCGAGAACGCCTTGGTCCAGCCCATACCGGCCTTCCGGCTTTCTCCCAGGCCGTAGCCGTCAACAAGGACTGCGTCCAGAACCGTGAGCAGCGCCCCAGCAGTGCCGGACAGAAGTGGCGCACCGGGATCGGTGCTTCGATAGATCGTTGGCGTGAGGCTCATGCTTGAACTCCTGCGACATTGCCGATGACTTGAAAACGAGTCGAATCCGTGACGCTCTCCGGCGTGCCCGGCAGCGTGGTGCGAACCATCCAGACTGGTGCCAGGCCACCCACGGTGTTGAACCGCACGACGTTGTTGGTCGACCAGCCTGAGCCCCAACCGGCCCGAGGAATGGTGAAGTACGGCCTGCCGGTGCGAGGATTCACGGGCGCGCAGTCAGCGCTGATGCTCCCGGTCACGATGGTGCCGACCGTCTCACCGATCACCTCGAAGGCTGTGGCGTTGGTGAACCGAATAGCCCACCGCTCGGTGATCGCATCGCTGTTGGCGACCACCAGCGGAAAATCGGTGTCGTTGAATGTGCCTGGTGCCGCGCTTCCGATGAGCACGTCGCTCCAGACACCCGTCCAGGCCGCTTGATCGAAGAGGTTTACCACCCGCGCCTGCAGGTCCAGCGACCCGTTTGCCTCCCCCAGGCGGAGGGCCGAGCTGATCATCGCCTCCCCAGCCGGGTAGTCATGCGACAGGCCAGTGTTGATCTCGATCTCGCCCGTAATCTGAGGCTGAACTACCAGCCGGCGGTCTTCAACGCGCTCACTGATCACAACCGGCAGCTGATACGCGGAAAGGTTCAACGGGTCGCTGAAGACCAGCCTCCCTGCGCTCACATCGATCGAGTACCAGGCGCTATCGATTGGCACCCCCTTCGAATCACGCACTTCCACGGCTGCGATTCTGGTACGGCCGAACGCCACCACTTGACCGGCCTGCGGTGCCCCGATTGTATGTTTTGCCGTGTGGTGGATGAGCACAGTCTGCCCAGCCTTGAATGCCGGAACGCGCCCGTCGCTCGGTAGGCGGACGGAAGAAAGCCCGATCACAACCTCGGACAGCGGAATGGACCGATAGACCACAGCGCCCATGTAGATGGAACCTGGCAGCACCAGCGCTGGACGCCATACCTGGTCACCTTCCACCAGGCTTGGGTCAAACCACGGCTGACCTTCATTGCCCGCCACCGGCACCAGCTGGCCGAACTGAACCTTGGCGACACCACTTTCCCAATCGACCTTGCCCCGCATTTGAGGGCTGGAGATGTCCCCGTTGATGTCGGCCGTGGCAGTGATCAGCTCGCCGTCCAGTCGATTCGCCCTCAGCGTGAACATGCCCGGACGCAACGGGGACCCCGGCGCCCGGAAAAAGGTGAACGCCACACCGGGATCAGCGATTCGAGTCAGCAACGAGAGGACCTGAACGGTGTTGTTTCCGCCGGGCACCCACTGCGTCATGTTGACCACACCGGACGTGTAGTCGATTGTGCCGGCGTAGATACCAGCCCCCGTGCCTGGGTCGATGCTGTGATACAGGCCGCCGCTGCGATCGACGTAGGTCCTGCCACGGAACGTAAACCGAACGCTGCCCGGCACGACGCTGTCGCTGATCGTTGGCGTGAGCTGCAGCTGCATCGCCGGCAGCGGCAGACTCTCTTGAGCTTCCGGCGCCGTATCACCGGCGAGCAGCCAGCTCACGGACACGATGGTTCCAGCGGAGAACTGTGCAAGTACATCGATACGGCCATACCCCACCACTTTCAGACGACCCGAGCGAATCTCGTACTGCGGGTAGGACACCTGGCGCACCATGAACTTACCGGCCTGCAGCGTGACCGCGCCGGTGCTGTAGTTGACCGCCCCAAGCACAGTGCTGGTAACGGTGTCACCCACAGAAACAGCAATGAGGTTGCCGTTTCCATCGTCTTTGGCGATCACCCGCATCGGCTGCGGTGCTGAGCCAATATCGTCTCGGTCACGCAGAACGCTGATGACCCAGTCCAACAGGACAGATCCGGCCCGGACAGGCCCTTGGGGAAGCGTGAACGACACAATGCCGGAACCGTCCGGAACGGGCTGCGGGGCTGCGTTCAACGGACGCCCTGTGTCGTACGTGACCGCCAGCTGGCTGTCGGCGTCCGGCAGTGTCACGGGCCGAAGGGAGACTTCACCGGTTGCGTAGGAAATCGAACCACGAACCTGGCCTGCAATCAGCAGCCCACCGGCACCGTTATCCGTCACCAGCACGTCAGCACCGCCGATGCGGAGCGTCATGCGGACGCTTCCAGGTACGGCCGCGCCTTCACCCAGGACGAACTGCAGCGAAGGAGCCTGGATCGCCACATCCCCTGTGCGCGACTCAGCGATTACGGGTGTGCCCCACGCGCCGATGATGCTGCTCTTCAGATCTGGCAGCGCACCTGCAGTAAGGACGATAGAACCGGTCATGTAATTGACCGTGCCGCTTCCTTGACCAGGCTTGCCGACGAGCTGCCCCTTGCCGTTGTCGGACAGCCGAATCCAGCGACCCAGGGCACGATAGTCCACGGTAACGGTGCCGGGCGCCGGAAGTGGGGCCGCCTGCAGCAGCCACACCATGCCCTGATTGTTCTGGGTAACCGCGATCTCGTCCGTGAATCCCTGCATCGGGATCGAGCCGGCTGGGGTCGCGGTGATGCTCATGCTCACCCCGCCGTTGCCCGTGGCATGGGTGATGGTCACCACGCCGGCTTGGTAGTCAACCGTCCCGCCCCAGGGTGTCGCAGCGGCGGAAGCCAAGCCCCCGCTTCCATCGTCCGTCAGCTCCACGCTTCCCGCCATCACCTTCACACTGCCCACGGCGATACCAGTGCCCAGGTATCGGGTCACAGGCATCCCAGCCTGGAAGCTGGCGGTGAACTGCTGGCCGAGGCTGCCCGCCGCGCCGGATGGCACGTGGCTCATGGTCCCCATACCAGCCAGGACATCACTCACCGGGGTCTCGGCCGTGGAGGTGGGGACGATCGGCACGTATGGTGTATCGATCTGGACTGAAAGGTCACCCGGCTTCCCTGCTGCGGCCAAGCGCTTGACGCTGTGGTAGCTTGTCGCGTCAACGACATTCGTCTCGTATACCCGCGTTGCCGGCTTCGTCGCGGTGTACCGGACCACTTCCTGACCATAGAAGTTGCGCAGGAGGGCATTCACCAGCTCAATGACCAGCACGTCCCGCTCAAACGCCCCCTGATCGTCGGTGAATGTACGGGTGGTGCGCGAAAGTACGGACTTGACGCGCACGTACTGCTCACCTTCGTCGTGCCCCGAACTGGCGAGCGTAAGCAGCGAGAGATTGTCATTGATGTCGGGACTTGGCGCATCGGCCGTCGTGTAGACGAGCATCGTCATCTGGCCGACGAAATGGTTGCCCATCAGGATGAAGCGAGACTCGGTACCGCGAGTGATGTAGCTCTCGACGCGATTTTTCGCGTCAGCACGCACATCGGCGTATGCGCCAGTTGCGAACATGCTCACCGTTACACGAGGATCAGCCGGCGGATCAATCAGCACGCCGATCGCATCCTTCAGCACGTCAGTGTTGGCGGTATCGACATGGACGAACATCTTGCGCAGCGTGGCTCGACCCGTCGTGCGCTCTTCATCACCGATGTCGGGAAAGAGATTGTTCATGGTTCCGTCGACAATCTCAGCCTGCACCATACGGCCGCCGCCGTCGGGGTTATCCGTCAGACGTTGCGACTGCCGCAGTTTGATGTCGATCGCAGAAATGGTCATGGGTTACACCGTCATGAGGCGAAGAGTGATGGAGAAAAGGTCGGCATCCAGGGCAGGCACGGCAAAGCGAGTGGGCTCGACCTCGATCGCAGGACCATCTGTGCGGCGCCACCGCACTTGGAAGGTCCGGTCGCCGCCGTTGTGCGCGGGCATGATGAGATCGATGGGCGCTGCGCGCGCCTCGCTCTCGCTCTCCTGCAGGGCCCGGAGAGTGGGCAGAGACACCACCCCGACGTAGGCCGTCCCGTCGCGGGACGTTTTCAACGTAATGGGGCGGCCGGCCTGTCGCGCTGACTCCTGAACGATCAGGGCGCCGGTCAGGCTCGTGCGCGCCTGTTGGCCGACACGCCAGGCCGTGAACTCATCAGACCATTGGAGATCGGCAGGAAGGTCAATACTGCCCAGAATGATCCGTGTCATCAGAGCCTCCCTCGAACAGACACGGATCGGCTCTGTTGAACCCTTCGCAAAACCAGCGGCGCAACTATGTTGGCGATGCGTTCGGCCTGCTGCTGCTCAGCCGCAGTCGCGCCAGCAACGATTTCCTTGCTGGGCGCCTTCCAATCAATGACTAGTACCTGCTCCTTCGTCTCGCCCGCTTTGATGCGGGAAGCGTCGGCCTTTGCCTGCGCATCGGCCTCAGCGACAGCAGCCTTTCGGCGTTCCTCGGCGGCCTCCTTCGCGGCTCTCTCCTTCTCCAGCCTCTTCGCCTCGATTTGGTTTTCAAGCTGAACCACGCTATCAAGCTCGCTCGCGCCCACCAAGTCGAAGCGTTCGGCCAACTCCTTGCGCTTGCCCGCGAGCTCGTCCATGCCTTCGAGCAGCTGCTTCTGCTCCTCGGTGTACTTGGCAAGCTCCTGCCGCTGCGCATACAGCGAGTTCCAGATATTGGCGAATTGCTGAAGGCTGTTCGGGCCACTCATCTGGCTAAGCATGTCCCTCGTCTTCTGAGAGATCTCACCCATGCTCAGGGAGAAGCCCTTAGCTGCAGTTGATGCGCTCGCCAAGCTACCGCCGGCTGCAGAAGCCCCCTCAGCCACCCGCTCGACCCCGGTCGCGGCCTCATCCGATGCACGCTTAACGTCGCGCATGGCGTCGGTGGCCCTCTGAGCACCCTGCTCAACACGCCCCATCGCAGTTGCACCCTTGGCCCCAAGCTGCTCCATCGAATCGCCGGTGTCGTAGATAGCTCCCTGAACGTCCAACTGGGACTGCACCTGGCTGCGGCGCCATGCATCGCTGTCAGCTACAGCAGCCTTTGCCGTGTCGGCATACGCCCTGAACGCACGGCGGACATCCTCGACAGATGCTTTGCCGCTCTCCGCGCCCCTACGGATGGTCTCGAAGGCTTCCCAAGCAGAGTCACGGGCCGCATCCAGAGACTGCTGCGACTGGATACCAAGCCGTTTGAACTCATCGGCAAGCGGGTTGAGGCCGGCCTGGATCTCGCGAATCCGTGCGCTCAAAGCGGCCGCCGACCTCGCTGCCGAGTCAAAGCCGACGCGTCCTTGCTCGCCCGCAGCCTGTAGCAGGCTGCCCAACGTACGTGCCTCGTCCAGTGTTGCCACATTTCCCAAGGCAGCTTTGAACGCAGCCTCAATCTGCGTGCCGGTCGCAATGGCGTTCTCTGTGACGGCACCGAACGCAGCGATGGCATCCCGACCTGCCTGGGTGAAGCTGACCCCCAGCTGGCCCGAGGCCACGCCCAGCTTGGTCATCGCGGCAAGCAGGGTGGTCTGCAGCACCGCTGCAGCGTTCACTGCTCCCTGTGGCAGCGAGCTGAATGCCGCCTGCGCAGCACCCTGGAACCGGGCGAGCTCTTCACCCGACAGCTGCTGCAGCGTCGCGAGAAGGCCATCACGCACGTTCTGCTGGGCCGCCGCACCTTGGGTGGCGATGAAGCCCAGCGCTTCGCCTACCGAGGCAAGGCTGGCCGTATCGGCAAAGTTGAGCCCGGAGAACATCTTACGGATGGACTCAGCCGCCAGCTTGGCGTTGCCATCAATCCCTTCAAGCTGCGCCACAACCTGCTGAGCAGCGCCACCAATGCCGTTGGATAGAGCATCAGCGGCGGTCTTCACACCTGCTTGCAGGGATGCGAAGCCCGTGGAGACGTCCAGCAACCTCTGTGTGACCTGGCCCAGCTGCTGCAGCTGCTCTGCCGTCGCAACACCGGCCTTCTGCTGCATCAGCAGGAACCCCTCCTGCGCGGTGAGGTACTGCTCCAGACCAGACAGCCGCTTCTCGTAGGCTTGCCGCTCGGCCTCGCCCAGCTTCGCAACCTCTTCGGCCGACTTGATGACCACGTCACGGTATGCGACGAAGGACACCGCCTGCTGACGCAGCTGCAGCGCGGAGTCGCGCACCTGGCCGATGTAGGCCCGCTGCGCTTCCCCGGCACGCTTCAGCGCCGGGTCGTGCTGCTTCCAGATATCCTGAGCCACGGTCTTGAGCACATCCAGACCGCCCATGGCCGCTTCCAGCCCCAGTACAGCGACGGTAATGGGCACGATCTTTGGCAGACCACGCAACAGCGCGCCAAACCGACCGATGCCACGGCTTCCGCTGGCAACCGCTGCGTTATTGGCGATCTGAGCGTTCGTAGTCGCGATCAGGGAGGCACGCCAGGCGTTCAGCTGGATCAGCGCGCCGACGATCTTGAATTGAGCGTACGCGGCAGCCATCAGGCCGATCACGCGCGCATGGTCCACAACCCACTGGGTCGTGCCCTTCACTGCCTCGGCCATGGTGATGATGGCCTGGGCGGTCTGCTTGGCCCAGCGCGACAGGCTGCCATCGGCTGCAAGGCGATCCAGCGTGGTCAGAAGCGTGTTCAGCTGGTCCTTGAAGTAGGTCAGCACACCCTGGTCGGCAACTTCCTGCTTCCAGTCCTTGAACCGATCAGTGGCCGCCTTCCACAGGCCTGCGATGGTACCCACCTTCGCTGCTGCTGCCGCTCCACCGTACGACTCTGCAAGCAGGTCCAGGATAATGGATTGCGCCTGCGCGACCTGGCCCGTGGACTCCAAACTCTTGATAAGCGCCTTTTGGCTGTCGTCCAGCGTGAAGCCTTGCTTACTCAGGCTTTCCATAGCCTTAGACGGCGTCTGCAGCGCCTTGCCCACAACCTCGGCAGACTGCTCCAGCGACATGCCCAACCGCTGGGCCTGATCGATGGTGATCTGCATCGCCGCCGGGAACTGCTCGCCCACGATATTGGTGTAGGACAGCAGGCGCACCTGCGCGGCGCTGATCTGCCCATCGTCGAACAGTCCACTCTGCAGCTGCTGGCGCATGGCGGCCAGGCTCTGCGCGGTGAACTCACTGGTGCGTCCCGTGGCGTGCAAGGCCGCTTCCAGCTGCGCCAGCTCCTGCTCAGCGTCGCTGCCTTCCTTCACGATGGCCTTGATGCCATCGACCACTCGGTTCAGACCGACAAACGCGATCGCGCCAGCGGCAACCGCCTTGAGCCTGCCGAACCAGCTGACAGTGCTCTCGGTGGCCGACGCCAGGTCGCCGCTGCCGGCGGCGGCGTCAGCGGCGCGCTCGCGGTACTCAGCCAACGCCTTCGCCGCCGCCTTGCTGGTGGTGGCCTGCTTACGGAAGGCGCCCTCGCCTTCCTCGATCTGCTGTTTACGCCTCCGCCCGGCTTCGGCTTCGGCTGCGGCAGCCCTGGCCTGCTCAGTGAGTGCTGCCGCACTACGGGTGGCCTCGACCCGCAGACGCTGCTGGTGGTCGGCCAGGTTGGCGGTATTGACCCCCAGTGAGGACAGCTCGCTGTCAGCCTTGGCGACCGCATCCCACTGCTCATGGAGCGCCTTCTGCAGGCGCTCGCCCTCCTTGCGCAACTCGCGCTGGGTAGCCAGCACCTCACGCGAGGGCTTTTCCATCTCGCCAATGCTGAGACTGAGCGCCAGCGCGGCCTTCTGGTTATCGCCAAACTGCCGCTCCAACTCGGCAAGGTCGGTCAGCATGCCGTCGAAGGCATCCGCCTTCGCTGCTGCTGCGTTCAGCCCCGTCAGGGAATCGAGCAGCTTCGAGGCCTTACCGGCCGTCTCGACCGACACATCGCCGAGGTCGCCGAACGCCGCGCGTAGCTCTTCCACACCCTCGCGGCCCTGCGTCTCGATGACAACTCGAATTGCTTCTTCCAGCCGATCAGCCATTGGTGCTTCCGTTGACGCGCCACTGACGGCGCAGCTCAGTCAGATAGGTGGTGTGGAAACGGTCGATCAAGCGACGACGCGCCGCCAGGGCGCGGCTGTTGCCATCTGCACCGGAGAGCATCTCGAACGGGCTGGGGCCACGCAGGATGCGGACCGGGCCCCGCCCATAGCGCTTTTGCTGGGCACGATCCCAGCTACGCACCCGGATGGCCTTGCGACCCTTGATCGTTGCGATGAAGGCGCCGTCATACGTCTTCGATTCGCCCAGGCCGATGCTGGCCGTAGCGCCCTTGGATCTCCGACCAGCCCAACGACCATCGAACTCGATCAACGAGAACTGCCGCGTGCTCGCCCAGATCGAGAGGAAATCATCCTTGCCGCGCTTGCCCGTGCTGTAGCCACGCTCGCCAGTCTCCACGCGGTACTTGCCTCGCAGAGCAGACGCCCGGATGTTGTAGGACGCGCGGACCTCCTGCGCCGTGGCCGGCCCGGCCCGGCGCTGCAGCCCAACAAAGGCACGCTGCACTGACAGGTCGTACCGGTTCAGCACGTCGCCAGCCACGTCGGTGAGGCCGTGGAAGCCCTTTGCCCGCCGACCGCTGACGTAGTACTTGAGCAAGTTGTTGTTGCGATTGGACGCCACTGAACCTTCCTGATTCATGCCTGGAGGGCGCCGTTCGGGCGCCCTCCCTTTGCCGAAATCAACAGCTCGTTCAACCTGCCGACTGCGCTGCGATCTTGAACGTGTAGAGATCGGCCTCGCCGGCCTGGAAGATCACCGGGCCGGTCAGGGTCACCTGGATCGGCTCATCGCTGAACCAGTCCACGTCGCCATCTACGGTCAGGTCGACGTTCGGGATGGTCAGCAGGCCTTCGTCGCCGCTGATGCGGTCCTGCATGTCTCCCAGGATCTGGAAGGACTTGCTCGGCGTGGTGCCGCCGCTGATGGCGGTTTCCAGATAGGCGTCGTACTTGTAGTTCGCCACGACGGTATCGCCCGCCCGCAGCTGGCCGCCGGACTTCGGAATGAGCAGGCCATGCGCGGAGTCGAGGGTGTAATCCGTGCCCTTGACCAGGTCGACCGCGCCCTTCTTGAACGTGGGTTCGGGGTCGGCCAGAAGGAAGTTGTGCGGCAGTTTCACTGGCGTGTCCGCGCTACCCACGGTCACGGAAACCTCGGTTGCGGTGCCGGCGGCGACCTGGGTGGCCACCAGCGTGCCGTACAGCATGCGGGCCAGGATGGCCGGCGGCACTTCCAGCGCGGTGATCGAGACGCTGGTGACGCCGGGGTTGGAATCCTTGTGGATGATCTGCTGATAGCGCGCGTCGCGGCGCTTGCTCTTGATTTCCACCGAGTCGCCAGCTTCGTAGCTGAACGTCAACGACGACTGCTCCAGCGGCTGGTTGCCGAACTTGTCGGCCGGCTCCGGGATGACGGGAATGCGGGCGCCGTTCGCGCCGTGCTCCCAGAAACGCAGATCGCCTGCGAACTTGCGGACTTTGGGCTGTGCCATGGTGGTGCTTCTCCTACAGGTTGGGGACGGGCTCAAAGGTCTCGGTCAGACCAGCCCGCGCGGTGATCTGAGCGACTACGGCGGTATGCCCGGCATCGTCCTCCAGGGTCGCCAGCTGGGTTTCCAGCAACTCGAAACTGGTCACCCCCAGCGGCAGCGACTTCTCTTTGAACGTCAGGGCGCGGATCAGGTCGTGGCGCGCGCGGTGAACGAGCAGCCTGGGATTCGCCTCGTCGCTGCCACGCGGAACTTCGAACTCGATGGTGATGGCCGCGTCGGAGGTGGACTGGGCCACACCGCCACCACTGCGCGAAAGCTGGCGAACCGAGATGATCGTTGCTGGCTCGGTGCTGTGCTCGCCGATCTCGGTTTCATCGATGATTACGGCGCCCGCACCGATGTCGGTGCGGAAGCCACTGCTGCGCGAGATCAGGCGGACGCGGGCAGCCAGGAACTCCACCAGCTGCCACGACAGCGGCTCTGCCAGGTCAGCCACGTGTCACCAGCCAGCGGCTCTGCGAGCCGTCATCGCTGATCTTCTTACTGTTGACGAAGACCTCAGTACCGAACGCGCTCGAAACCAACTCGAAGCGATCGCCCTGGTCAGGCGCTACGTCCGAACGCAGGTACGCGATCTCCACACGGCCTGACCTGAACTGGCGCAGTTCACCGATGGTCTCAACGTCGCGCTCCACATAGGCGCACACGCCCTCGGTGGTCGGACCATCCTTGGCCGTGTACCGCCCTCGCGACGCCATGCCCGCCAGCGCAAAGGCGGCGTGCAAGGTGCCATCCAGATCGCGGAGGAAGTCGACCTCGCTCACCGCGCACCTCCCGAACACAGCATCGCGTAAGCCTGCAGCGCCCTCACCTGGGCGTCGCACTGGGCGGCGGCGCCAATAGCTCGGCCCGCACTTTCAATTCGGTCGTCGGCTCGACCATCAGGCTGGCTGCCGGCAGCGGCGGCCGCGGACAGCTCTGCGGTGGCGAGGGACGCTTGCCAACGCTGGTGCAGGCGCTGGTTGCCAGCGCGAAGATCAGCGACGAGGAGATCAGACGCCTTCTGTGCATCGTTCTTTTCCTTTTCGTACTTGGACGCCAGGTTGTTCGCTGCTGCGGCGCTGCCACGCTCTACCTTCAGGGTTTCGTAGGCGGCATCGGCCTCAGCTCGGGCAGCGTCACGCTCACCCTGCATGGCGTCACGGCTCGCCACAGCCCTGTCGGCCGCACGGTGAGCGATGGACACCGAACCACGCTGCCAGACAATGACACCCAGCAGCAGAAGGACGGCGATGATGAGGGCGCGGATCATGCCGACACCACCGGACTTTCGGGAGGGATGATCGCGCCCACGCTTCGCATCGCCGCTTCCAGGGACATGATGCGCAGACGCAGCCTGTGCGCTTCCTCCTGAGCAGCCATGCGCAGCTTGATCTCTTCCATGAGCTTCTCTGTGGTTGCGGTGAGGCTGCTCTCCAGCGAGTCCACACGCCGGACAAGCCCGTTCAGGAGTTCAACGTTGGCGTCCGTCTCGGTGCGCTCCTTCCTGCGCGAGAGCAGAACCGTCCAAGTCTCACGCAGGAGCCAGAGGGCCACTACACTGCCAGCCGCCCACCAGGGTGCATGCGCATTGACCTCGCCCCCGACCATCAGCTCAGGGCCTCAGCAACGCCGGCGGCGATCACATCCGCGCGCCAGTACATGCCGCCGTTCTCGTGTTTGGCGATCGCGGTAGCGAGCCGTTCCAACGTCACGGCGTTGTCCAGCCTGATGACCTCGCTCGGGCTTACCCCGACCGCCTTGGCAACCTCCTGCACATAAGCCGAAGTGTTGTTCTCCACCGGCGGCGCCCAGCGGCTGATGATCTCCTTCACGGTGCGCAGGCCATGCTTGCGCTGGTAGGTAAGCAGGGTCTTCGCCAGTGCGCGGAAGCCAGCCTGGGGGGTCAGGAACACGCAGAAGCGCTGCTCACGGGCGATAGCTGCGGCAGACCTATCCTCCCCCTGCCACGGCGTGCTGGTGCGGTCGATGTTGCCGGGATTGTTGTTGCGTACGCCGCGCGGCGTGCTGGTGGTGCCCATGCGATCCCCCGTTGTCGCTGTGGAAGAACCGGCACCGCTCACGCCACACGGGCATCTGTGAGCGGTGCCGGCCAAGACTTACGCCGACTTCACCGAACCCGAGCCCGGGATCAGCTTTGCAAGCACGGTTGCACTGCCATTGCCAGCAGCAGCGATAGCCACGGCGCAGCCCTCCAGGTCGCCAGCATCGGCGCCGGTGACGATCAGCCGTCCGCCTTGGGCATCCCAGGTCAGGCCAGCACCCGCAGCAATGTTGGCGCTGATGAGCTTCGGCAGTTCGAACACACCCTCGATCTGGGCACTGCCCTTGCCGCCGGCCGGAATGTCCACCAATGCGACGGCCAACAGTTGGCCGACGATGGACGCCTGACCACTGACCAGGTCGGAGGCCGCGACGATGTCGATCACCGCACCCGGAAATTTGTAGTTCTTCGCCATGATGATGGTCCTCAGTTGGCGTCTTGCATGAATGAAGTAGGAGCTAACGGCTGCGGCGGGGAAGCCGCAGCCGGGTAGCCGGTTACTCGCCCGGGTTACGGGAAGCGCCGCGCCAGCCCACCGCGCCCACGCCGTACTTGTGGACGACCTTCCAGCTGAGACCATCCGTGCGGTAGTTGGTCTCCTGCTCCAGTACCGGCGTCTGCACGCCATTGAGGAACGCGACTTCGATCACCGGCTCCACATTCGGATCGGCGAAGCCGTACCAGGCCTTACCCGTGCCCAGGCGCGGGGACGTGATGATGTCGCTGAAGGTGCCACGGGAGGTGTTGTTGACCTGGAACCGGCCAGTCACGTCCGGGTTGTACTCACTGTTGTTCACCAGGGTCGCGCGGCCATGCATCGCGACCGTTCCCAGGAAGCGCGACAGCGAGATATCCAGATAGTCATTGCCACCCGGGTCCTTCTGCAGCGCCATCAGCTGACGCATCGCGTCGAAGGAATCCACGGACACGGCGGCGCCGGTGGCGATGTTGCCGTGGTCCGCATGGAACAGGGTTTTTCCATCCTTCATGGTCGGGCCCATGCCATCGTTCTGCGCCAGCACGGCGTAGACGTCCTTTTCGATCGTGCGGCCGGCGGCCTGGCCCAGCGCCGTGGTGATACGCACGAACGCGCCCAGGTCGTCGTTCACCAGCACTTCCGGGGTGATCTGCAGGATGCGCCCCTTGCGAGCGCCCTTGATCGTCTCGGCCTCGCCGTCGCCCAACACGCCGTTCTCATACTCGCCCGCTTCATTGACCGGCTTCAGGTCGGAGAACGAGGAAAGGTGGTAGCGGCTATGCGGACGGTAGTCGGACAGCGTGCCGGTCGCGCAGAATCGGGTCCAGGTGAACTGCTGCAGGTTGTAGGCCCCGACCAGAACCCGGTGCAGCACGTTCTCCAGCAGAACCGGGAAGTCGCTGGTGGTCTGCACAGCGAGGACACCGCGCGCAATCTGCTCACGATCCATGCCACGGGTATGGACACCGGCCTGGATCAACGAGCGCTCGGCGAGCGCCAACAGCGTGGTGTGCGTGAAGGGGTTGCCGTTGCGCGCGGATTCGGCTTCTGCACCGGTCAACACGCCGGCACGGGCCAGAAGCGCGTTGACCTGGGCGCGACGCTGATTATCCTCCTCCGGCACCACATCCGTGATGCTGAAGCCGCCGGCCAGCGGCTGCCCGCTCGCCGCCAGCTTCGCCAGCAGCTTGCCGCGCGCCACGTCTTCGGTGATCGCAGCATCAGCCAGACACTCGGCCTCCAGCGCCTGGACGCCGCTGACCTCACGGAATCCGGCGAAGACGGTACGAATGGCCGCGTTGCGGGCCGAGATTGCCGCCATCACCTGCTCGACCGTTGCAGCCGGCGCCGAGGACGCAGGCGCGACAGCAGCGGCTGCGACCGGCGGAGCCGGAGTGGCGGGTACGGGCGATGCCGGGGCGGCGGGGGTCGGTGCAGCCGGAGCGGTGCCCGCCTGCGCCATGATCAGTTGGCACTGCTGTTTCATGCTGGTTTCCTCAAGGTGGGCCACAACGGCCCGCTGGTGAACCTCGCGGAGCGAGGCGAAGGCTGAAGCGGTGGTGGTTGCCTGGATGTGCTTGCGCAGCAGGGCATGCACGGCGCCCTCGGTCCCGGAGATCGCGCTCACATAGGACAGCAGCGCTGCTGCCGCTACGGAGTCCGCAGGCTCTGGCTGCACGTCGGGAATGACTTCGCTGATCAGGCCCAGCGCCAGCGCCTCGGCTGCGGTAAGCCAGTGGTCCTTGCGATCGGTCAGCATCGTCTCGATGTCGGCCGGGTTCTTGGCGCGACCCGAGTACGTCACCAGCATCTGACGCCCATACACGTCGATCTGATCGGCCCGCTCGCGCAGATCGCCAGCGAAGCCCCAGCCACCGCCCTGCGGGCCGTGCAGCATCAGCATCGTGTTCTCGTGCATGCGACGGGTGCTGCCGGCCATGGCGATCAGGCTGGCGATGCTGGCGGCAACACCGTCCACGGTGACGTTGATCGTCGCCGGATGCTGCTTCAGTGCGTTGTAGATCGCCAAGCCATCGGTGACCACGCCGCCATCGGAGTTGATCCGCACGTTGATCACGCTCGCGGTGGTGCCGGCCAGCTGCTCGACCACGCTGGCGGCAGTGACGCCCTCACCCCAGAAGTAGTCGCCGATTGGGCCGTAGATCAGCAGCTCGGCCTCACCGCCGCTGGTGGTGTTCAGCGCGAGGACCGATTTTCCCTTGGCCTCCGGCTGCAGCGCCTCGATGTCGCTTGCGTCGAATGCAAACGTCGCTGCCAATACAGCGCCAAGCGTCGCTGCCATGCAGTTGCGGGTGAGGTGATTCATTGCAGATCCTCGGAAGGGGTTGGAATGGAACTGCCATCGGCGCTGGCCTGGGCCACGCCTGCGTCACTCACCTGGCCCGGGTCGCTGTCCAGGGTGATACCCAGGTCACGCGCCCACTTGCGTTCGTTGCGGATCTCTTCCAGCGTGTCGTACATGCGCCCGCCGCGTTCGCTGATGACCGAGGTGAGCGAGCGGATGCCCGCGCGGATCATCATGCGAAGGCCCGTCGCCTCATGGACCGGGTTGATCCACGGCATCACCGGCGGCATGTACATGGCATCGGTCACTGTGGTCATCGAAACGCCGCGCGGAACGACCAGCTCGCCGGATGCAATCGCTGCCTGGATGAAGCGCTCGTAGATCGGCCGGACGATCTGCGAGATCACCTCATAGGCCAGAACGCCGTATGCGCCGTACTGCTCAACCAGCTCCTGCCGCTGGGCGGAATAAGTGCCGTTGTAGTTCTTCGACAGCGACGAGAACGACACCCGCATACCACCGGCCACCGCTCGCAGCTGCCCGTTGCGGTAGGTCTCCAGGTTGGGGTTGGGGCGATTGGTATCGACGGTACCAACGCTCTCGCCCTTCACCAGGTCATCGAACACCATGCCTGGCTGGAACCGCATGCTGCGCCGTTCGGGAACTGTCTCGTTCTCGCCATAGCTCTGCGGATCACCCTTGATGATGAACGCCGCCATGCTTGCTGCGATCTTGGCGGCCACACGCTCGGATTCCTCGTAGTCCTTGAGGTCATCCAGACGAGTGAGGACAGACGCCAGAAGGCTGACGCCGCGCACCTGCCCGATCCGATCAACCATCTTTGCGTGGTGAACGAAGTCCGCGCTCACGCGCTTCACTTCCGGCATGACCGCGTTCGGGTCGCCGGGATGCTGTTTGTACAGGTGATAGGCGATGGGGCGGTTCCATGCGTTCCGCTCCACGCCCTGCATGATGTTCCGACCGGGATCGTTCAGATCCATCGGCAGAAGGTCGGGCTCGATCATCTCGATGCTGTAAGGCACAACAGTGCCATGGTCGAGGTACGGCACCGGCCCGATCAGATCCTGGTACAAGCACTCGCCGTCCCGGAACAGGGTCCGGGTCATCAGCCGCTGTGCCGCACCGAAGTCATGGCACCAGGTGACTTCCGGCCGCTTCCAGAAGTCCCGTAGCAGCGGGGTGATCTGATCGACCAAGGACTCCACAATGTTCCCGTTCTCGTCGCGCGGCTGCGGCTCGATGCCGATCCCATCCCGGCCGATCACGTTCTGGACCATCTGATTGAAGCCGTTCACCACGATGTCGTGGTTCCGGTCCAGGTGCCTCGCCTGCGTGCGGATTCGCGTCGCGCCACTGGCGACCGCCGTGTTACCGGAACCAAACTCACGCGCAGCCTCCCGCAGGCGGCTGGGCGTGGCGCCGTCGTAAGCGCTGCTGTAGGCAGCGATTCGCGCGCGCGCCATGGCACGCTTTGCGCCCCAGCCGGGGGCCACAGCGGCGATGGCGCGGTCAAGGCGGTTCACTCGCCCCCCCGGAAATCGGCGAGAGCCACGGACATGCGGTTACCGCCTCGCGCCTGCGCGTTCACTTTGGCTTCCCACTCGCGCCGGCCTGCGCGAATCTCCGCCAGGTCGGCACGATTCAGCTGCCGCTCCCCCATACGGAAGGACTGACCCTGCAGTACCGCAGCCTCGGCGGCCAGGTACGTCTGCAGCATGATTTGAGCGGCTGTCGGCATGGAGATAGTTTGGAGACGAGGTCGTCTCAACCGTTACCAGCCGCGTGAGACGATCAAGAATCCACCCCACGCAAAATCAGTCACTTACGAGGCTACCGTCTCAATCTTTGACAGAAGGTGAGACGGGCCCCGAATTCTCAGCTCGCTTTCGATGGTTTAGGCAATCCACCAGGGAACAAGCGATACAGAGCAGCTCTCGATATCCCGTGCCTGCGGCATACCAATCGCCAATTATGTCCCTCGGCAAGCTCAGCGCGAATTGCCTCCACGCGTGCACACGGTTTGTCATGCACAGCCGCCTTGGGAATGTGCAGTCGCTCACCGCCATACTCGGTTTGCAGAACGGTCAGTACCGCCGTCGCATAGGGCATCGCGTGCTCCTCGTTCAAGCCGGTTTGCTCGACGATGCCTCGAATCACCAGGCGACGCAGCTGCTCGGCAGCATCGATGTCGCGCGAGTTGCTCATAGGCGGCTACTCCAACCGCTCGACCCAAAGTCATCGCGTGACGTTTCACGGGAATCGCGCGCGACCCGCACCGGGGGCGGCGGGGGCCTTTTCACGACCTGGGTCACCGGCGGCGCAGGCATTGCAACGTCCGCCGCCGGCAATGCAGCGGCCGGCGGGAGGCTGAATAGATCGTTTTCCGGTTGCACCTGCTCCTCCAACTGATCCCACCACTTCGCCTTCTTGGGCCCCCACAGGTCGAGCCGTTCCTCCAGCCATATTTCGTAGGTCAGGCAATCCTTGACCTCGATTCGCTTGCGCGTCGCGGTCCACCTGGACTCCGACCCACCCTTCATCCTCCGCGTAGCGCGGATCTCGCCCGCCAGCTGTTTGAACCATTCGGGCGAGAGCTGATCTGACAGATGCACGTAGCCCGGGCCCGGAACGGCAACGTCCAGCCGCGACTGGAACCGATCCTTCGCGAGGTTCGTGCCCACGTGCCAGAGCACCGGGCCGTGCTTCTCGATACGCCCATTGAAGCGGTAGCCGACGCGGCTATTGCCATTCTCGATGGACCGCTCCTGGCCGCTCGCGCCCTTCACCGCGTGCACGCGCAACGCCTTCAACTTGTGTGCGAAGGCGTACACAGCGTCGGCATGGTGACCGCCCGAGTCGATCGCGGTCGCATAGATTCGTTGCGCCCTGCCGCTGGCGTGTGTGTATTCCTGCTCCCGCAGGAACGCCTCAGCCTCAGTCCAGACCTCCATCTGCGCAGGATTGCCGAAGAACACGCGGTGGTCGATGGTCCACATCTGCCCCCCTCGCCCGACGCCCCATACGCCAGCCTCTAGGCGGTTGTCCTGGGTATCCATACCGCACAGGAGCAGCAAGCAGTCGCGGGGCATCGTCTTGAGCGGGAATGGCTCGGCCCTGTTCGCCAGCTCATCAGCGTCCGTGCGTTCGACCTCTCCCTCCCAGGCCTCACCCAGAGTCGTGTTGGTCCACGCCTTCAGCTTGCTGTCGTCGCCTTCCTGGTGCTTGATGTACGCCTCCAGGAACTCCCGGACAATCTGCTGCCACGCAACTGCCGGGCTGTAGGCGGTCCAGATGTGAAGCGCCACATGTCGCGGAGCCTGAACCACATGGCCCTCCGGCGTGGTGAAGCGGCCATCGGCGCGGAGCCAGAGGTCGCCACGCGAGTTCACCCATTCGCCCTGCTCAGCGGCCAGCAGATAATCGCCCTGCGTCATCGGGTAGGCACAGTGCGGGCAGAGGTGGTAGACGTGGACATCGCCGCCAGTTGCGTCTCGCTCGAACTTGAAGCCGTGCGACTCATCCTTGCCACCCCACGTCAATGCAAGGAAGGCATCGCACTGTGGGCAACGCACCTGGTAGGTGAATCGCTCATCCGCCTGCGAGTAGCGCGTATCTACCAGGCTGAAGCCCTTGAGCTTCGGAGTGCTGCCAGCAACAAGCTTGGGGAATGTCGCGCCTTCCAGACGCTTGGCAGCCAGCGAGTCCGGTGCACCTTCCTTTTCGATGTCGTTGTCGAAGGCGTCCAGCTCGTCCAGTAGGGCAACGTCCACGGAGATTCGACGGTAGTTCTTCGCGGCCTTACCGCCGCGCACGCGCAGAAGCGAACCGATGAACTTCTTCTGCTGCAGGGTGTTGTCCTTGTGCCGGGCCAGGTAGGCCGGGAACACCGCCCGCATGCACTCCACGTCACGCAGCATGGGCTCCAGCTCCGACTTGACGAAGTCGTCTGAGTCGTCGTCAGTCGGCTGCCAGATGCATTGGTTCCGGCGCCGGTGCTCTGCGTTGTAGCCAAGGAAGGCCAGGAGGATCTTGGTGTAGCCCACGCGCGCCGACTTCTTTACCGAGACCTCGGCCACGTCGTCGTTGCTGATCACCGCCATCAGGCCGCGCTGGAACGGCCAGGGCGTCCACTTCTGCTCAACGTAGCTTGACTCAGCAGACAGGTAGAAATGCTCCCGAGACCACGCCTCCAGCGTGATGGGTTCCTGCACTGCCCATGAGGCTAGTCCGCGCTGCAGATGCCGTTCTACGGCCTGTAGCTGGCTGGCTTCGATTCCTCGCAGCAAGGTCACTGGTCATCATCCTCAGTAGTGACGGGCATAGCAGAGCCGGCGTCCGCATCTGCATCGTCGTCGGCATCCACGTCAGCCAGACGCATGGATGCGGCAAGATTCCGGGCCTTGGCGACAATCTGCGTGACCACATCGAGGTCGGAAGCTGTGAGCTGCGGCAGACGACGGCGCAGCGTCCCTGGGATGGTTTCAAGAATGCGCCCTGCCCGCGCACCGACCTTCGACAGCACCTGTTCCATGAGGTGCGCTGGCGCAAGCTCGCCCCGGGTTACAGCGTTCTGCATTGCCAAGCGGTCAGCCTGCTCTCGCGCCAGCCTTGCGCGCTCGGCGGTCAGGTCCTTCCCAGCCTCACCGCCACGTCCGGCAGCGACTTCGCGGAGATGGTCGCAATAGGCGAGCAGCCATTCATCGCCAGCCGCTCCGTCAGCCAGCACGCCGCGACGCACCAGGTCGCTGACTGCCTGCTGGGAAATACCCACCAGATCGCCGAAAGCACCCTGCTTCATCGGACTGCTCAGATCAGAAACCACTACAACCCCCTTGGAAATGCGTCATGACTAGCGAAAAACTGCGCGACCGAATACCCGTGGAATCTGAGGCCGGGGAGGACCCATCGGCCGGCCCCCTCCCCCCTGCCCCTCCCGTCCAACCAACCGCACGATGATTCGCGTGGAACATGCCAGCCGTCCGAACCGTCCAAACCATCAAGGCAAGGTCTGGACGCCTTGAACCCGCGCCGTTACTAAGCTGTCCACACTGTCCATACCGTCCACACCTATTTTTTTGAACTGAGTAATTGAGAACTGGGGCGGTGTGTTGGTACATGTACGCGCGCGAGAAATGGTGTGGACGGTCAGGACAGCGCTGTCGCAGTAGGCGGCAGGTCTGGTCAGGGGTTCGGACGGGTGTGGACGAAGCTGGAGAGGTCTGGTCAGAAGTCAGGTCCACTGGGGCCCTCCTGCCTTGACCGCTGAACGGTTGCCAGCCAGTCATCGATTGCGAGGCCAGGTCTGAACCACCGGGGCTCCCGACCGCCGTCATCGGGCCAACGCCTGCGCTGCTGCTCCCAGCCCAGCGTCTTCATGATCGAGGCGACCCGCATCTGCTCGGGCTTGCCATGCTTGCCAGGGTCCAATCCGATGGCGTATGTCAGGAGGTTGTCGGTGGTCGCCCAGTCGATCTGCGGCGCCATCGCCAGCCGTGTCGGGTACTTGCTCGGCTCCATCCGAAGGTCGAGCCACTGCTCGACTCGTCCTTCCCAGCTGTCGCCCACGTACCTGCTGGCCTGCTCTTCCTTCGCGTCTGCCGGCAGCTCCCACCACTCGAACCCAGCGTTGAACATGGTCACAGCCTCGGCCCACAGCTGGTCGCGCAACGTCGCGATCTCTGCGATCTGCACGTCGCCGTCAGTTCGCACGGGGAGGAAGCGCCGCCCACCGGTCGGGTCGCGTAGGTACTGATGCTCGTTCGTGGTGCCGGCGAACACGCATTCGCGGCGGTAGGAGCGAGGCACGCGCTCGTAGGGCGCACGGAACTTGTCCACGCGCCTGGTGATGGCGGTCTTTACGCTGGTCACGTCGGCCTTCGAGAACGAATCCATCTCGCCGATCTCGACGCCCCACGCACCTTGGATGACCTGGTAGAAGTCCTTTCCGCTCGGAGATTCGCTGGTCTCGACAAACCATTCGCTGCCGAAGATCGCGCGCAGGGCGCTCGACTTCCGCTTGCCCTGCTCACCTTCCAGCACCAGCATGAAGTCCACCTGTGCGCCCACGCTGGGCTGCTTGGCGTCTACCCACAAGATGCGAGCCACGGCACTTACCATGAAGCACTGCGCTGCGCGCAGGCTGTAGGCATTGTCCGCCGCACCGAATAGCTCAACGAGCATGCGCTCGACGCGGGGCACTCCATCCCATTGCAAGGCACCGAGGTAGTCCTTGATGGGATGACGGCGGTGCCGGCGTGCGACAGCGATGACAGCCTTCAGGACCAGATCATCGCTGCACTTCATCCAGTAGCGATCCGGGTGTTGCAGCCACGCCGCCAGCTCGTAGGCATCCGAGTCGATGAACTCATCCCTGCTTCCGCCTGTCCACGGTGGATCTCGGTGCAGCTTCACCTGATTACTGGAGTCGTTGAGCCACCACAGCCCCTTAAGCCGATCATCGTTCTCCATGATCAGAATCAGGTTGTGCAGCGTGCCCTCGACATTGCCATCGCGATTTCTGGTGAGGTGCTCCTTCCAGGCGTTGGGGTCTACCCCGCCACCGCCTGGCGGTGGCGCACCGCCACCATCGATCACTGTCATCCTGCGCCTTGTCCCCACGCTCATTGCCGCATTGCCTTTTCATAGCCCCGCGCCAGGCGCAGGTATTCTCTTTCCCGCTCCCGGCGCAAGCGCCGAGAGTGCTCATATGGGTTGTCCAGGGCGGCCTGCGCCGCAGTTCGGTAGGCGCGAGCAAGCTTCGCGTTGGAGTGCAGCAGACGTTCCTCCAGCCTCCTGTCATGCGCCATTGGCAGCCACCACGTCGATCTCAACGACCCGATTCGCCGCCCAAGCGGCGAGCTGCCGAGGCGTCCAGCCATCGCGTTCCAGTGCATCCGCAATGTCCCAACCATCTGGCTGGCCAGTCACATCCACAAAGCGGATGGATCTGGCGCCTGCTCGCTTCAGCAGCTGGGCGACTCCCGGCTTGAACTGATTGGCATCGTTCCTCCACCCCAACATGGCCTGCTGTCCAGGAACGTCGGCATCGGGCCAGAGCACGCAATCCCGGCCGGCCAGTGGCGACCAGTCCGCTTTCGTGACGGCCTTTCCGCCTCCCGACCAGCTGATCGCCGCATAGCCGGGGAATGCACGCGCCCCCACGTCCCGACACTTCTCTCCCTCTGGGATCAACACCGGCGCGTCGGGTTTCGCAGCCAGGGCATCCAGCCCATATAGCGGCCGCGCCCCGGGAAAGCTCTCAAGGCACCACTGCTTCTGCCCGGCCGGTCCGACACACCAGGTCACTTGCGGCGTCCACTTCTTCAGCTTGCGGCTGTCGTGGTCGATGAACTCACAACGCAGCACGTACCCAAGGATCTGCCCTTCCGCGTTGCGGTAGGGGAACACCCTGGCCGGCTTCATCCTGCGGAGCTTGTCGCGCTTGGCGTTCCAGATGGGCACCGTCCAGCCGCTGTCGGTCAGCAATGCGGGCGCATCATCAGGCACGGGTAGGATGGGCACCCACTTCACCCGCAACGATTCTTGGCTCGGGAGTTTCTCGCGCTCTGCCGCGACGCCCAACTGACCGCCACTGAGCTGTGCACATGCCTCAAGGAATCCGATCTGCAGGTGATGCACCAGGAAGCCGATCACGTCGTCATGCGCGCCGCAGCCGAAGCAGTGGTAGAAGCCTTTAACTTCGTTGACAGTGAAGCTCGGCGAGGACTCATCGTGAAACGGGCATAGCCCGCTGTACTCCCCACGACCAGCTGGCCTGAGCTTGACGTAACGGCCGATGACATCGGCGATGTTTGCCGACTCGCGTATAGCATCGGTGTCTACGCAACTGTTCGCCATCAGCGGCGCCTCGCGGCTTGTGATTCGCGACGCTCGATCATCCACCACTGCACCCGCAGGTACTCCGCAATTCGCTGCCGGCAGCCAATGCCACCCGTGCAAACGCCTGGCGCCTCGCAGTTTTCTGCGATCTGCTCGATCTGTGCGCGCCATTCTGACCGTGGCTGACGGGCAATCAGCAGGGCCTGGTGCAGACATCGATTCACACCCAACGGATACCTCCTTCATCGAGCTGGCGCTGGGCGCTATCTCTACGTTCGGTTTCTTGGCGAATGCGCTCGCGTTCTGCCAGCGCTTCATCGCCTACTAAGCCCGGCACCGCGTCAGTTAACGCGAGTGCCGCCCGCTCCATCGCTTGCCGCGCAGCAGCGCTGGCCGGGCCACGCCTTCGATACATGGATCGATGGGCGTGGTGGGTTGCCACGTCAGTCCTCCATCCCCTGCTGTCCAGCCGCACGGCATGCGTTGCGCTCGAGTCGGTAGCAGAGCTTGCGCACCTCACGCGACAGATCTTGGATTCGATCCGCCTCCGGGACGGTCAGACGCTGGTCTGCCAACGCGTCGATTCCCGCACCGGCCAATGCCCCCGTCAGCTTGTGCAACTCCAGCAGCTTTGCCTGGATCGCAGCCAGCTCATCGGGCCAACCGCCGCGAGGGGGCGGCGGTACGTAATCGACCATCAGGCCGTACTGGCCTGCGAGCGAGCACACCCAGTCAGTGGCGATGTCCTGCGTGCCGACGAACAGCAGAAGGTAGTCCGTCAGGATCTCGGCCATCTCCATAGAGACCGACTCACCGTCGATTCCCCTCAGCTTCTTCCGCAGCGTCTCCGCCGATATCGACTTGCCTCGGCGCTTGCTGATGTGCGCGGCTGCGTCCTGCAGACCACCAGGGGCGCGCGCCACTGCATTGTGCAGCGCATCCCGCCAGTACAGGTCAGAGCGGAGGCACGTCATGAGCCACCCTGAAATGCGCAATCGATCATCGTGGGAAAGCAGGTAGCGGCGGGCGCAACATTGATCCCATGGCAGAGATCATCAGTTTCCCGCAGCGAATGCACTTCACCGCCGTCCGTACCTACGACGCCGACGGAGGAGTCGGCGGAGTGGTCGCGGTGCTGTTTGCCCCCGTAGACCGGGCTCATATCTGCCGAGGCCCTCATGGGGTTTCGGCCGGCCAGATGTCAGGACGGATCGCAGCCAGCGCCAACGGCTCGCATCCCAGCGCGACCCCGATCTCGACCGATGCCACCTGAATCTTTCGCGCCAAGATCGGACTGGGCTTCTTGTTCCTCCACCCGGTCGCGCACTGCCACAGGTAGCCCTCAGAACTGCCGGTCAAGGCAGCGAGGCGCCGCTTACGTTCGGGGTCCGAAATGAAGGTGAGTAGGTCCATAGGGCCAGTATTTAGCCCGGAGCTAAACCTTCTTGTCAAGCGCACAGCGCAACTTCGGTGTTTAGCTAGTAGCTACGCTTGCCGTATGGATGCCATCACCGCCAGACACCTCAACCTCCAGGCCCTGGTCGCCACGCTCAAACCCCAGCGGGGGACGCAGAAAGCGATCGCCATCCACCTGGACATGGCGCCCTCCTATCTAAATCAGCTGTTGAGCGGCAAGAAGATGGGGGACGACGTTGCTCGCAAGATCGAGCGCGCAGCCGGGCTATCACATGGTTGGCTGGACCAGCCAAGGTCCGACGATGGGGCTGGTGCTGAGCCTACTGCCGGATCTCAGGATCTGCGAATCGACCCTGAGATCATTGCCTCCGCGATCCGGCTCGTGAGGCTTACGTTCGCCAACCTCGGAATCGATGACTTCAGCAATGAAGAAGACGGTACGCCACTGGCTTATGCCTACGAGTACCTCTATCACCGAGGTGAGGCGACGGTAACGCCCGACAACCTGATCGACTTCAGCAAAGCGCTTGCACAAAGGCTCAGGGAGAAGGATGGAGAACCAGAAGAAGGAACCCCCGGCCGCCGGGACACTCGAGGCATTGGCCCAGGTGATCGCCCAGCGCGTCGCAAGGCGTGATGGGCAAAAGCCCAAGCTGCGCTTGGTTGAAGCCCCTAGGCCATCAACCATCGATAATGTGACGCGAGATAGCATGCTCCGTCGTATTCGCTGGCTCCGCGATCACTACAACCTTGGCTGCTTGATCGATCAGGCTACTTTCAATACGCCGGGCATCGACTGCCTTGAAAACGATGCACTGGTGCGCCTGCATCGGGAAATGGAAGCCGCCAGGGAATGCTGCATGGACGGCGTCCCCTTGGATGAGGCTGGCTTCATCAGAGACGTTTCCATCCGGGACACCTGGCTCTGAACCAAAGAGAGTGGGCGCACCAGGCGCCCACTCCTATGGCGTACCGGCGCCTGAGTATTTTTCCCGTGTAGCGCGTTCACGCTCACTGCGAGTTTCACCGCATCGTCTTCTGGCTTCGGCCATCTGGCTGTCGGCCGAAATCCTGTCCGCTGTCTGGGCCTGCTGCAGGCTCGCAATCTGAGACCTTATCCCAGACGCATACGTGGCTCCTGCAAGATTGTTCCTTGCGGTGGCCAGCTCGCGGTTTAGGGCGGCGATCTGGCGCGACACATCCTGCCCCCGCGCGTTGACCGGGCCGTAGATCCTGCTTTGCTCAGACGACAGGCAATTCCGTTCGGCTATGCCTGCATCCGCAAGCTCTGTCGTTTGATACACCGCCGCGCGATTGGCCGCTTCCCCCGAACTCTCCGTGGCAGCTCGGTTGGAGCGCAGCTTCATCGGCGCTGCGCCTGCGGAACATGGGGCCTGCGAGTAGACCGTCTCCCCACTTACCCCTTTGCACTTGAACACCTCGGCCGAAGCCCACGGCGCGACCGCAAGCGCAACCCCTAGTACCACCAACCTGCTCCACATCCCAGCCTCCATGGCCCCTGTATGCCTGGGAATTATCAGGCGTGCCCAGCGCATTTCCAGCCCCGCATAACAAATTTAGCTGCCAGCTATTGCATTCCAAATTTAGCTATGGGATAAATTGCCCCGCCGGCCAATGACCGGCGGGCGACCGGCGGGTCGCCACCCTGCCGGCCCCTCCCCTTACCGGCAGCAGCCGCCCCCTCGGCACCTGACCCGCCGGCGCCCTCCTTCGAACAGGAGCGCGCCATGTCCCATCGCTATGCCGATCCAAGTCCCTGCCTGCTGCCGCTGTTGGCCGTGAAGGCCCTGCGGGCGGTGGCAGCACGTGATCACAGCACCGCCCGGACCCTCTGGGTTCGCAGCAAGGGCGAACACAGCCGCAACCAGCTGCGCCGCTCCCGGCGCATGGGCGTCGCCAGCCTCCGCCTGGAGGCCTGCTCGCGCGACATGTCTGCGGAGGTGCGGGCATGAGCGCCCCAGTCAATTTCACTGCCAAGTGCTTCGGCGCCAACCACGGCCTTACCCGGGACGGCGACAACTCCTGGCGCATGTCGCTCTACACCTTCGTAGGGAAGGACAGGAAGCACCGAGGGATTGCCTTCGCCTGCGCCAGTCCCGGCCAAGTACCGCGCGTAGATGCCCCCGATGCTTTCACCCACGCCCCTGCTGCTCTGTGGCTCGGCTCGGCCTCCTTCGATCTGCCGGACACCCTCGCCCCGAAGATCCAAGCCTTCCTAGCCGAGCATGCCAACGGCGGTGCAGCATGAGCCGGCGCCTCCGCCTCGCTTGGGCAGCCGTCGCGCTGGTGGCCGCGGTTGTGGTGCCGCTGCGCATCGCTGAGATTCACCAGGCGCACAGCGACCGGGACGCGGCCAAGGCACGCTGGGCGCTCAGCACCTCGGTGAGGGGCTGACCATGCGCCAGACCTCTCGCCCGCTCCCCGATTCCGTACCGCTGTGTCGGCCCGGCCATCGACCTCACATCGTGGTGACCGAAGGCGCCCCGACCGGCCACCGCCTGGGCGCTCCCTGCCCGCCGCTGCTGCATATCGAATGCCATCGGTGTGGCCTCGCCACCCGCCCGGTACCGAAGGAAAAAGCCGCGTTGGCAGAGCTGCGCTGGACTGACGCAAGCCTCGCGCACCTTCGCATCCCGATCTCCCTGCTCGCCCGCCATCGCGGCGAGGTGCTGGCCGAGATCGCCGCCGACTCCCCTTCCACGCCTATCGCTGCCTGACCAGGAGAACAGCCTATGTCCGCTCCACTCAAGCCGAAGGAAAAAGCCGCGTTGCTCGCAGCGCATGGCGCTTCGGATCACTCCCTCCACCGCACCGCCAAGGGGTTTGCACCCCGCAACCGCCCCGAGAAGCTGTTCACGCGTCGCGTCATGAACTGGCTGGATGAGCGCGTGCTGATCAGGTACGACGACCCGCAGCTGCCGCGCAAGGCGACCTTGACCGCCATCGGCATCGCCGCCGCCGAGGCCGAGATCGCCAAGGCCCGTGACCTGGCGCTGTCGGCATGAGCGCGCAGCCGACGCTGCCCGTCGAGCAGCAGTTCGCCACCGGCCACCAGGGTGAGTCGCTGGTGCTGATGGTGTGCCAAGGCTGGCTATGGGCCGGCCTCTACACCGCCGCCCCGCGCGAGTCGCTCCTGAAGGTCGCCGCCAGCGCCAGCCGGAGCGTGGGGGTATCGCACCACTCGCTCACCCTCGGTGGCGTCTCGTTTTCTCTCAACCGACTTGCCGCACAGGCCGCGCACCGCTGGCTCGACCGCCAAGGCGTGCGCGTTCGTTCGATCTCCCCCATCAACCGCGCTACGCGCCGCACGCGAGGAATCGCCGCATGAACCGTTCTGTTGTCATCTACGGGCCGCAACGCTGCGGCAAGACCTCCAACGCACAGGAACTTCGCGCGCACCTTGGCCTGCGTGAGGTACTGGACGACTGGGACGGCCACACCGCATATCCCCTGGAGGACACGCTCGTCCTGACCAACAATCCGGATGCCGTCGCTCACCACTCCTCGCGTGTCCTGCACCACGGCTGGGCAATGCGCGAAATGCTCGCGGAGGCCCGCGCATGAGCGCCCGCCCGCAGCAGATCGGCCGGGCCGCCGAAGTGCGCAAGGTCCTGTCCATGTTCCCGCAAGGCGCTACGGTCGAACAGATCAAGACCGCTGGTCGCATCAACAGCACGCACCAGGCTATCGGCTACACGTTGAAGGGGTTGGCACGCAGCGGCCAGGCCATCTGCCATCGCTCCGGCGTGCGCGGGATCTGGCGCCTATCCAGCCACACGCAACATGCGATCGCACCGCTGCGAGCGGCACCCGTGCGTGAGCGTCCGACCTGCGTGGTAGGTCCGCTCACCGGCGTCAGTGACGCGGCGACCACGATTCGACACAGGGAACTCGACCGGCAGCAATTGGCCGACGACCTGGACGCCTTCCTCGCAGCGGGCGGGCACATCGAAGTGCTGGGGCACACCCCGCTTCGCCCGCTGATGAGCCGTCACGCGGCGAGCCACGGTAGCTATGCAGAGCGCATGGCAACCCACCATATCGACTGAGGCCTCCATGAGCAGCGATTCGCACGCGGCGACCGTCACCGAACCCGGAAGGCCTGGCAGTACCTATTCCGATGGGCCGGTTTGGCATGCCTTCGGCCTCAGTCGCGCCGCCTACCTGGTGGTGCCGCGCCGAACTCTGCAGTCCATGCCCATTGATTGGCAGGAGCGCTTCGTCGCGCTGATCAAGGAGGCGCGCGAGTCATTGCCTGATGAGGCATTTCCCCAGTACCAGGTGGTGCGACTCAGAGACGGGAAGTACGCCGCTGATCCTAACGGCCGGTACCGCCGCATGCCGCCGTTTCCTCGTCGCCCGTCCGGGGACACCGACGCCGCATGCAAAGCGCCGCTCGCTGGCGCCTTTGTGAACACTTTCACCCTATTCGATCAGGCCCTCCGATGACCGCGAACCTCACGCTTCTTCCCACGAACTGCCCCGTTCTGCGCGACGCATTCGAAACGATCAGTGCGATCGCAGTCGAGGCTGTGTGGCTGCCCAATCAGGCGAAGGCCATCACCCTCGGCCAGGCCCAGACCGCGCTGCGGGATCTGCACCACCGCCTGCCGCGCTTCCAGGATCTGCGCGTGTTCGAAGCCCCCGTAGCCGCGTATGTCTCAACGCTGCGTAGCAGCCTGCAGGACGGCGACACGCCGCTCTGCGATACCACCCGTGCCCGGCTGGCGCAGGCGACTGAATTGCTGGAGCTGGTCAGGAATCAGACTCGCAGCGTGGTCGATCCGGCCGACCCGTGGCGCGGCCTGTACCACCCCAGTCGCCTCCCGGCGCGCAACGCCGACGGCGAGATCCCGTGCCATCCGGATGTGCCGATGTGGGCTGACGGTCGCGAGTTGTCGCTGCGGCCGTTGTTCCTCGCACAGGGCTTCGACCTGGTCGTGGTCAATGGCGAATTTTCCGAAGAGGGCATCGGATCGGGCGTTTACAGCGCCGCACAGGAACTGCACGACTGGAACCCGGAGGCACCCGGAGAGGACTGGCGTCTGGCTTGGCTGGGCGAGACGGAAGACGGCTTGGCTGCGTGGTTCGTGCGGCCTCTGGCGATCGCAGCCATGGCGTCGAAGGAGGCACACCATGGCTGACGGTCTCGGCAGTTGGCCGCATGCGCCGCATCGTCACCACCATTGGCTGCGCACGGACGGCCTCGCCTTCGAGGTATCTGCCAGTGGGGGAGCTGCGGCAGGCCCCGCGAGCATAGCCCTAGTTGTCGATCATGGACGTTGCGAATCGCAGACCAGCGTGCAGAGCTTGTTCGAGAGACTCGTGCTCTCCGCAATCTGGGTTGTCGATATCTGGCAGTCCCCCTGCTTGAACCACGTGCACAAATGCCTTACCGCCTTCGCGCTGCCAAGCCTCAACGTATATATCTTGCCCGTAGTAGCTCGTGCTCAGCGAATCTTTCTGGATATGGGATTTCATTGGGCACCCCTTGCTAGTGCCGCGATCCTCCCCCAAAGCCGGGTATTGGTCAATCCTTACGGCTCTCGTAGGCGCCCTCATTCTCACTGGCAACTCGCCGACGGCATGGCCGTCGGTGAGCGCCCTAGGCGTATCCCAAGCTCTGACCGACAACTCAGCAAAGCAATCGCTAGAGATATGAACGTAATCGAGTCAGAAAATTCAACCGATTCGCCTTCCGCGCCTGAAGTAGACGTAGGCGCGGACCTTTATCCACTGCGTTTGACGAAGCCTACCGTCTATCAGCCTGCTTGCTTCCTTAAGCAGGTGGCTAGCGTGTTCAACATTTTGTTCGAGAAGACGCCAGGAACGCGAGAGTTCATCTCCAACGAGATCTCCACGACGACCAGCATCGATCCAATCCCACTTTCCACGCACCTCGTTCAACAGGAACGACGCTTGCGCGATTGCACCGCCGATTTCGCCAAGCTCATGGATTTCTCTTCGAAGCTCGATCACTTCGGGCGGCGCAATCAGGACGGAGCGAGTGTCTCCCTCTGGCTCCACCAAGTCCAAGATGGCTTCGTAGCTTTCTGCCTCGACGAAAGATTCAAGGAGCGCTATATCTTTGGCCCACTTATCAACGGGAAGATGGAGCGCCACTGCGATCCATTGGGATCGCCCTTCAGCTTCTTTGCGGCGACGGCCATTCTCAAGAACGGCAAGACCGAGAGCCACCGCAACCGCAAGAACTGTTCCAATCGCGGCCCATGCGTCCCACCAGACAACACATCCATTTTGGCCCGGAGGCCAGCACGTACTAACTGCGTTCCACCAACTCATTCCCTGACCCCCCTGTGGATTCAGCGGCATTCTGCCACGGTGGCAGCACGTACGGCGATTCGCCATGTCTGAGCTTCCGCCCGTCCTTGTTGCGTGCGAGTACAGCGACACAGTAGCGTCGGCGTTCCGGGCATTCGGCTTCGAGACGTACTCGTGCGATCTCCGCCCTACCGAAGGCGACCCGCGATGGCACATCCGGGACGATGTGCGAAACCACCTGCAGCCAGGCCGTTGGTTGGCGATGGTCGCCCACCCCTACTGCACCTTCAACACCTTGGCCGGCATCCGCTGGATGTATCACCCAAATGACACCAAGCTGCCGCAACCAGACCGCCGCCGGCACCCGAATTACCCAAACCGGATGCGCGACTTTTTGGAGGGTGCTCTGCTTTTCGCAGAGTTAATGGCCGCGCCAGTGAAGTTCATCGCCGCGGAGAACTCAAAGCCCCATGGCTTGGCTATGAGCGTGCTGGGCCGGCCGACGCAGACGGTACAGCCCTATGATTTCGGCAGCCCCTTTACCAAAGGCGCCACGCTGTGGCTCAAGAACCTCCCGCCCTTGGCGCCCAGCCATACGAAGGCACAAGTGCTCGAGCAACACGGGGAGATCAAGGCACGCTGCCACCTAATGGGGCCTGGGCCAGATCGGGAGAAAGAGCGCTCACGCTCCGACCCAGCGATTGCGGCGGCGATGGCCCGGCAGTGGGGAACGCACATCCTCAAGGCCAATGCATCGGCCCGCTCTTTCGTTGCGATGCAACTTGACCCAAAGGCATGAGCATCTACATGGGTGGCCGAAAGCCGTTGGCTAGCAATGCCAAGGATGCGAATCTGCTCGAGGACAAGACCTGTGCCGAATACGTGCGCTTTCGACGCTGCTCGGCAATGCTCTGCCACATTACTATCCATGAGTGCTGTGAGTGCTCAACGTCCGGCTACCGAGAAGCACAAAGGAGGAACGCTTGAGCCCCAAGCGACGACCTGCCATAGACGACGTTGATGACACCTTGGGTCTGGAAGGTGCCGCCAAGATGCTACGGCTCGGCCTAGAGGCGATGAAAGACCTCGTCGACAAGGGCGAAGTTCCCGCAGTGCGGCTCAATCAGAAGCACACGGTCATGCTACGTGAGGACTTAATCGACTTCCTGCGCTCGGAAGGACGCAGGCAAGCTGCTGAACGCAGGAAGTCCGCAATTGACCAACAACCTGCATCCAACTCGCCCCCGCCAGGCCAAATCAAGCGCAGGAAGCCGCGCCGCATCACCCCTCCTGATCTCCGGGCCTACGAGCAGGGAAATCCGCAGCGGTGATCTTCAGGCGCGTGTCGTGAATGAAGTTTCCGGGCGATGCACGTGGCATACACAGTGCTACAGCCTAGCAATATGACGCAGGAGCGCTTGCTCGTCCCCTTGAACTTTTGCAGCTACTTCTTTTGCTACACGAGGCTCAACGGTGTCGGCGAACACAACGTCACCCAACATGTTCCGCACTACCAAAGGCTCGAAGTACTCCCGCAGCGCGTTCCCGAACGTTTGAAGCGACTGGACGATATGGAAGCAGTGCAGGGCGCCACTTGGCGTGTTGTTGAGCACTGAAACAACACGTTCAAAATCCAAGCTTGCTTGGCGCGCTCCGGATTGCAGCAGATCCAGTGCATCTGACCATTTTGTGCAGTCATCCGTGCACAGCAACGCGACGACTCGCGGCAATCTATCGAGGAGGCCCCGCAACGCCGTGCATGCCAAGCTTTGCCTCTCAGCCGATTCTCGCGCCTCTCTCTCGCGTACGCGAGCCAGCTCATCACTGAGCAATTTTTGACTCTGTTTCGCTTGTTCTCTGGCGACCCAGACTGCAGTCAAGACAGCAAAGACCGACAGAATTGCTTGCGCCCAAGCCGCCTGGGCGGCCAAACCGTCCTTGGGCGGCAGTGCGGTCGGATCGGCGAAAACCCGATTAATGTATAGCCAAATCGACATCCACACTAAGCCTGCACCAATGCAGGCTGTCAGCAAGTACACGAAACCCCTCAACAGCTTCATCCATCCCCCCTAACGTTTTGGCACTTTGTAGGCCGCGGGCATACCTAAAGTTGGGTCACTGATTCGGGACCTTTCACAGCCGCAGGCCGCTTCTCCTCGTCACATCACCACAACTGATCGGCTAAATCAGAAGCGCGGAGGTTAGCGTACCGCTTCAACTGTCGCGGATCGCGATGCCCAGTGATTTTTGCAATCTGGATGTCCGTTAGCGATGTCCTTTCGTACAGTCGGCTCGTTGCTTCGTGGCGAAGATCATGGAAGCCGAGATCCGCGCACCCGGCCGAGACGAAGACGCGCTCGAACTGGCGCGACAGCTTGCTCGATACACGCCGCAGGGCCAGGGGGCTACGCTCGCCGGTCCAGAACGGGAAAAGGCGCCCATCGTAATCACCTTCATATGCAGCAAGCTTCGCCAGCAGAACTGAGGTCATGGGTACCTGGCGCTTGCTCCCGTTCTTGGTCTTGTCCAAGAAGATCGTGCGCTGCGCCACATCGAGCTGGCTGCGCTCGAGCGTGTAAATCTCGCGCATGCGCATGGCCGTTTCCAGCGCCATGTCGAACATCAGAATCAGCGCCTCCCGCTGCGGCAAGTCAAGCGGCCGCTGCCGCCCCGGCGGCTTGGCGCCGGCCAGGATCTCGCGGATGCGCTCTTCCTCACCAAGCTCCAGACGGCGATCACGCTCCTGATCAGCTTTCGCCTCCCCGTCGATACGCTTCACAGCTACCTTGTCGTCAGCCGTATACGTCGAATAGCCCCGGGGCAGAAGGCGCAGCGGATTCATTGGCAGCGCGCCGTGCGCAGCCAGCCAGTCGAGGGCGCGCGACAGGGCACCCACGTAGTGCCGGATGGTCGAAGGCGCGAGGTTCTGCTCACGCTTCATGGCGGTGACCCACTCGGTCGCCCACGTAAAAGTCAGCTGCGGCAAGGTGATGCCGATTGGCAGCCGCGAGAGCAGGACGGGCAGCAGCTGCTCGTCATCAACAGAAATGTGCTGCGCGCTCCGATACTCGTTGACCTGGCTGCGTAGATCCTTCGCTGCTGCCTTGGTGTTAGCCAGCTCCTCAGGCACCACCCCACGGTCGAGTAGCGCCTCAAGGCGACGCACGTACTCGTCGCCCTCCGCCTCCGAGGAGAAGCTCAGATAGACAGGCTGGGGCAGCAGCCCCGCCCGCTTGATCGTGTACTGCCAGGAGTCGCCTCGGCGTCGCTTGGTTGCCAT